AGACGGGCGAATTCTTCCTGCGACACACGGCGCTGCATGTCGATCATATCCTTGCCGTAGGTTTCTTCGTCGGCATCGGTGATCAGACTGTGGGTTTTCTCCGGTTCGGGCTCTGGTTGCCTGGCACTGGCCAACAACTCGCTAACCTTGGCATTCAACTCCTTGACCTGGGCGTTCAGACGGGGGACTTCAGCCTGATACTTGCCATACAGGACATGGTACTTCTGCTGCCATGTTTCCTCGGATACTTCCGGCGCGCGCGCTACCGGGGCTTGCTGTACTGGTTCGACAGGCTGCTCGGCCTGCGGCACGTCCAGGGTCGGGGCTTCGGTATTCCCTTCGGGAGCCGAGGCTTGTCCGAACATCTGGCGCTCAAGCGCCGCTGCTTGGTCTAGTTGTCTTTGTACTTGTTCCGGCAATTCCACTTCCACAATATTCTCCTATCGTGCCGCCCACGGGGTCTGGAGTTAGCTTCTTGCTAGTATTCCTCGTCCGCTACGGTCTACGTCGGTTCAACCAATGGGGTGTTACCCCCGCTTTTTGTCCAGCCAGTCCGAAGACTTGGCCATCAAATCCTGCAACTCTGCCAGCATCCGGGCACGCCCCTGAATAACCAAGAACGCATCCACACTGGCGGTCTCCAGCTTGTCGCGGCACTTCTCGCGCTCCTGAGCCAGAAACTGCCTGAAGGGCTCGTTATCCGGGAGCCTTCCCAGACGAGCCAAATTCTCCAGGCATCGGTCATCCATCAGCAGCCTCGTCCGCTTTTCTTGACAGAACCGCCGGCCTTGAACGCGGGCATCGGAGCTTTGCCTGCCGGCATCGGGGGCGCTTTACCCGCCGGAGCCTTGCCCATCGGGGCTTTGCCTACGGGGGCTTTACCTTTAACAAACGGGGGTACTTTAGCCATGATCAGAATCTCCTAATGTTGTCGTCTATATACTTACGTGTAAGCTTGTTGTCAAGCGGTCGGTGAAAAATTGTCCGTTACCGGTTCTCCGGTCATCAATTGCTGCTCGTTTGCCTGCCCTCCTCCGGCTTCGGGCTGCTGTGCCTGCTGCATCGTGGCCATGGCCTGCTGCCGGGCTCGGAGGACTTCCGGTGACGGGACGATCTTGTCCGCGTCCATGTCCAGCGTTTTAGCCTGCTCGTGGAGCAGCGCAGCGATCCCTTCCATGCCGACAACCTGTTGGGCTATCGGGCTGTTCAGTGCCACCTGTAGGAACTCGGTGCGCCGCACCTGGGCCGCGTCCTTGACCACGAGGCTATTGGCCCCCCGTGCGATGATCTGCACATCCCCCTTCAAGTCCTTATCCTCGGAGTAGCGCATGTTGTAGAAGTACAGTCGCTCGATCATGGGCTTGACCACATGCACGTCGATGTTGTGGATCACCTGTTTGATCGTCTTGCCCGCGTTGCCCATCAGCATCGACATCCCGGACGCTGTGCGCCCTGCCCCGGCCAGCGAAGCATTGTCGCCGGTCATGTACCGAGGTATCCCGCTGAACTCGTCTGCCATCACGCTGAACTTCTCGTAGATGGCCATCAACTCCTGGGACATCATGTTGGGCTGGAAGAAATCCACGGGTTTGCCGCTGTTCCCGTAGGGGTCGCTGGTCACTTGCCAGATCTTCCATGGGTACATCTGGGTCAGCTCCTCGCCGCCCGGCAACCGATCCACGGTATAGACCACCTGGGGACCAGAGGCAATGCTCATATTGTTGGCCATCGCCCGCGCTGCAGCGTTACACATGGCTTGGCAGTCCCGGATCAGGTCGGGTGGGCAGTTCCCCCAGAAGCATCCCGGCACTTCTTCGAAGCTGGTTTTGTAGTACGGTTTGCGGTGGAACGGGTCGTAATTCAGCGTTACCTTGACCGCCCAGCGCCCGATCAGCCATACCTCGCAATGGAACTCCTTGGTCAGATCACCGACCTCGGCTTCGTCCATCCCCCACTCGACCAGCATTTTACCCTGTACGCTGCCCCAGAACTGCAGCGCGTCTATTGTCTCTTCCGGGTTCGACATCATGCTGGACTGGTTGCGCCCCTCGGCGTCGGCCTTGGCACTGTCAACCGAGAGCCAATCACTCAAGCCCCCGCGCCCGTGCTCATCCAGCACTGCTTTGATCGCCCCGTCGTCGTACCCCTCCACCCCCAGCAGCTCGTTCAGGTCTGTCCGGGAGAGCTTGTGCCGCTCGATCAGGAACCCATCATCCACACTGGTGGCGTTCGGCGCGGGGTACAGCATGAACGGATCAACCCGCTCCCACTCCGCGACGAGTTTGTTCTCTATCACCGGGGTGTGCTCCCCGGTCGCCGGATCGACTGACCACGTCATGCGCGGTTTGTTACGCACCACCGGACCCTTGAGCACGGCACTGGGGAACGTCACCAGATCATCCAGGAAGGCACTGAACGCAGAAGCAAAGCCCCCCTCGTTCAACTGGTCCTCCATCTTCAACTCCATCCGCGCCGCGATCTTTTTAGCTTCATCTCGGGTCTCGGCCATCGTGCGGTCTTTGACCTGACCACCGATCTCGACCATTTTCTCCGGCGGCACATCCATCCCTTGGTAGAGCATGGACACCACGTACTCCGTCGCGGCATCCACCGCCATCTGGAGTTTGTCCTGCGGCAGGTCGGGCATCGGCGTCGGGTCCAGCGTCCAGCACTTCTCGTCCCGCGACCCCAACAGCGTATCCCGGAGCCACGCGGACCCCGCCCGACATTTGTTGCTGGTGAGCATCATGAAGATGTCGCTCATCCCCTGGCGCTTGATCTCCGCAGCCATGTCCGGGTCGTACTCGCCTCGGCGTTGTCGCAAATTCTGCAGCATGCGCTGCTCGATCTGGAGTTTCGCCTGCTGGGCGACCTCCCAACATTTCCGCACGTGCGCCACCAAGCCCTGTACTGTCGGCTGGTTCGTCCGTGCTTCCGCCGCTGCTGTCTCTTCCTCCAGCAGCGTCGTGAGATTCTTTACCGGCAAGATGCCGTTGATGTTTAACCCTGCCATGGCGTCACCTGCTTACGAGTAAGCGCGTGTATATCACGCACAGCTAATGTTGGCAAGTAAATCAGAGCGCCCAACGAATCGGCGCGGGTTTAATCTCCCGTCGCTCGGTCTGCAACGATCGGCCCATGAACTGCCCCCCGTCCGCTTGCAGGCAGAGGTACTGCATGCTGTCGGCATAGTCAGAATGGGGGTGGCTCTTCTCCGGCTTCTCGTCCCTGTCGCCTTTGGTATTGACCTTGTAGCGGTACTTGCCACGCAGTGCCAGTATCAACCCCACCGCCTCGGGCGATATGAGCAGTGCCGGCTTGTCCCCCACCGTGCGAGTCATGTAGCTCTCGCAGGCCCCCAGGCGTGCCGCCAGTGCGTTCGTCGAGGCGGGTTTGACCGAGAACCCTTCGGCCTTAAAAATATCGGCTACAGAGCGCTCGTCGGTCTGTGCGCGCTGGAACGCCGCCGGGTCGATCACCACCATCGCACTGGCCCCTTTGTACTTGTTGGCCAGCAGAGGTTTCAATTTCTCCCGGATGAAGCGCAGCGCACCCATGCCACCCTCTGACCCGGTGATGGAGTCGTGGATGATCAACCGACCGTCGTAGGAGACCTGCCCGAGCACTGCCGTGGGGTTCAGCCCCGCATCCACGCCGATGATCAGCGGTGCGGAGAGGACGTTCGGCGGGGTTTTGGCCACATGGGTCTCGGTGCTGAAGCACTTGAACACCGGCTGCCCGGACAAGGATCGACCGAATTTCCCATGCACATACACGTCGATCCAGTCCTCGGACTTGCCTTCACACAGATTGTCGTAGTAGCCCTCGGGCAGGAACTGCACCCAGTCGGCTTCCGGGGAGAGCCCGGAGGGCTGGAACGTCACGCTCATGTTCTCCGGTGGGTCGGTGAGCAGCGTTTCCCAGAACGTATCGGCATCCGGGGGGTTGGTCGCCCCCCAGACCTTGTGGATCTGCACCCCAGAGTCGTCGCACGGCCCCACGCCGTTCATGCTTTTGTCCGGATACCTCCCCAGCCGGCCCGTCAGCGCGTTGTAGACGTCCGGGTTGATCTCGCGGAATTCGTCCATTACGCCAAATGTCAGTTGCAGGGACAAAAGCCGCCGCACGCTGTCGCTGTCGTCCAGCCCCCGGAACAGAATCTCGCATTCCACGTCGTTGAACCGCATGACGAACTTCGACTCAGTGCGCAACAGCGCGCCGGTCACCCCCAGCCACTTCTCGAAGTCGGGAATGGTCGTGTCGTAGAGCATTTGTCGGGTGTTACGGATGACGGCGGTGCGTGAACGACGGATCCCATCCCAACACGGAGCAATTCTCGCCGCTTCGCGGACGATTTTCATGATGGAGGCTGTTGTCTTGGTCGAGCCAATCGGACCCACGATGAAATTAGCGAATTTGTCCGCTTCCAGGAAGGGCACGACCGACGGGGTGGGGTTATATTCGACCGTATTCTCGTCACGCATCCTGCCACTCGCTCACTTCCAGGGTGATATTCCCTTCACTGCGGGTCAAAAATTCCGGCGGACGGGGCAAACCGAAGGAATCCACGTCATCTTCCACCGTATGGGACGATTTTGAGACCTCAATGACCCGCGCCGGGGCGGTCTGCGTCGCTGGCATGTTGAACACGATCTTCACACCGCTACCTGTAGGCTCTTTGGGCTGGTTTTTGACCGCCATGCCACTGACTTTGTAGCTGTGTTCGGCCATATCCAGCAGGGATTTGGTCGTGATGGTGGTGTCGATGATACGGCGCGACAGTTCCTCCTGGGCATAAAGCAGATTCAGCTCCGCCAGAAGACGCGCCTGCTCCAGCGGAGGGAGCGACGATTCAGGAAGGATGGTCGATGGTAGGCTCATAGGTTCCATATAACACGAAATGCGCCTCTCGGCAAGCCTGGATGCAGGCCGTCGCCATCTCCACCAGACGGGGGTTCTGGTTCTTGCTGGTCAGCACCCGGACGGCGTCGAGCAACAAGGGGTCGTTCGTCTTCTCGTGCAGGGCCAGCGCGGCTTGGAGCAGTTCGTATTGGGTCATGGCTTAAGTTAGTCAGGGTCGATTTCTGAATTTTTGTATTTTACGGTGTATTGGTGGGTATGGGGGTGTTAAGTTTTCGTGGAGGTTTGGGTGCTAAGTTAGTCAGGGTCAATTCGCGGGGGATTATGTATTTAGGGTACTAAGGTTTCGTTGGGGATTATGCGATTAGGGTACTAAGTTAGTCAGGGTCAATTTTTGAGTGTGGGGTATGCGGCACAGGTAAACAGGCGGGGCGGGGGTGTCCGGGGGCGTGTCCCATAGGGGGCCCGTAGCTTCCTAGCCCCCTTCGCTTGACGGCGCGCCATAGGTGGAAGGGCGGAATTCACGAAACGCTCAACTGCGCTGAACTGGCGCGAAAGACAGGGTAAAAAAGTT